GAAACTACGGCAATCACGCGCTCTTTATAGGCGCTCGCAACAACGCCAGCCAACGGCTGAACGGACGCCTCTACGCCCTAGCCGTCCTTGGCCGCACCGCCACAGCCGCTGAGATCAGCGCAATGGAAGCATGGGTAAACGGGAAGACGGGGGCGTTCTAGATGACATTCAGAACGCTAATCATACCATCCGCCCACGTCCAACTCGCCCGCGACCTAGCCGCAGCCATCGACCCCGCTGGTTCGCAAGGCCTGTTCATGACGCCGCTCACGAACGGCAATCAGATCACGCATTACATCAGCACCGGCATCGTGTCGGACAATTTCGCGCAGCCGCTGCCTTGCACGCAATGGGCACAGGACGAGCAAGGCGCATGGGTGCAAACATCGCACTGGCCCGGTATGCCTGAAGCAATCGCGCAGATGGCTGGACAGCTTGACCCGCCATTTCCGCTGGAAGCCGCGCAGGTCGCCGCTGCGTTTGCTGCGAGCGACATATCCGAGCAGGAGCCGTTCGTTGCTATGGGGCGGATGGGGCTGAGCCTGCATAGTGTGGAAGAGCCGTGAACAACGCCTCCACGCCCCGTCCGTATTGTGCACTCTGACAAGGAGTTCTCATGTCTGACACTGCCACCCTGATCAATACCGGAACACCTGCACCAGCTGCTCCTCCCGCGGCTGCCGTTGCGGTTGACCCGGCTGCCGCTGCCGTCCCCTCGCCGGCAGTAGCAGACCCTGCCAGCCCTGGCGCTGCCGTGTCCGCTCCTGATGCGGACTGGCGCAAGGTGCTGGCAGGTGACGACACAGACGCGCTCAAGGCGCTGGAGCGCTACGCGACGCCGTCCGACTACCACAAGTCCTTCACCGAGGCGCAGAAGACCATCCGCGCACGGCAGGAGGGCATGATCAAGCTGCCAGGCGAGAAGGCCACCGACGAGGAGCGCGCAGCGTTCCAGAAAGCGCTCGGCATTCCTGCGGCTCCGGACAAGTATGAGATCAACGCCAAGCCGCCCGAGGGCCTGGAGCTGGGCGACGCTGACAAGGCGTTCCTGAGCAAGGTGACGGCCAAGCTGCACGCCACCGGCGGGTTCGCTGCCACTCCTGAAGTCGCCAACATGGCGCACGAACTGTACTTCGAGGCAATGCAGGAGCAGGCGGCCGTGATGGCTGCGATGGCCGTGCAGAAGAAGAACGAGGGCAAGGCCACGCTGACGAAGCTCTACGGCCAGAACCTCGACCTCGAACTGAAGCACGCGCAGAACGCGCTGGTCGCCTTCGGCCCGCGTGATCCGCAGAAGGCCCGCGCCATGCTCGATCGTCAGTTCGCTGACGGCACGACGCTGGGCGACGACCCCGAGATTGTCCAGCTGCTGGTGCGCGCGAGCCGCGCAACGCACGAGGATCCGATGATGCTCGCGACGCTGAGCGGAGGCCTGCCGAGCAATGCCGGCGGCGTCCAGGCTGCGATCGATGACATCATGAAACTTAAAGGCACGCCTGCGTATGACGCGAAGGCGGACGAACTGCGCGCGCTCCTGGCGCAGCGGCAGAGGATTTCTGGCTAGGCTCCGGCCCGGTCAGCATAAGCAAGGCGATGGGCTGCTCCGGCGATGGGCAGTTCCGGAGCCACGCGGCCAACCCGGTTCTCCGGCCCCGCGTTGAAACTGAGGTGAACGACGGCCCCCGAAAGGGCCAACCCGTCGAGGATCCGGATCGCTGTCAAACCCCTTCAACCCCCACAATGGGAGACTGAACAGCTATGTCTGTAAACCAGATCAGTGACATCGACCGGATTGCCTATAACGAGGAATTCAAGGTCGATTACGAGCGCGAGAAATCGCTTCTTTCCAAATGCGTCCGCACGGATGGCCTGCAAAAAGCGGGCACCATTACGTGGGACGTCGTGGATCCGTCCGAGCAGGCGCAGACGCGCACCCGTGACGGCGAGATCCCGATCGCACAGCTCGGCCTCGGCCAGGTGACGGCGACGCCGCAGGAAGACTTTGGTGGCAAGTACACCATCGACAACTTCGACGCGTTCCGCACCAACAGCAACGTGCGGTCCATGCAGATGCGCAAGGCAGGCGCCGCCTGCTACCGCAAACGCGACCAGCTGATCATCAACGCGCTTGATGCAGCTACCGCAACACAAGGCACGATCGCCTTTTCCTCGCTTGGCCCGATCCTTGAGTGGGTGTCGGACCTCGAAGACAACGACATCCCGACGGATGACGGCAAGGTCTGGGGCGTCGTGACGCCGAAGGCCCTGCGCCAGATGATGCGGATCAACGAGTTCAAAAGCGCTGACTTCATCGAGACCAAGAAGATGGAAAACGGGCTTCCGAGCCTGGGCTTCTATCGCTGGCTGGGCGTCAACTGGTTCTCCCACACCGGCCTGACCGGCAAGGGCACCTCGACGGCGACCTGCCACATGTTCCACGAGTCGGCGATCGGCGCTCAGGCAGCGGGCGAGCCCGACTACCACGCCTACTACTACGAGCCCCAGCACCGCTGGGAAAACTACGCCGTCATCATGCACTGCGCCAAGCTCGTCCTCCCGCGGGGCGTGCAGAAAGCAGTTCACAATGACACCGCAGCGTTCAGCTAAGAGGAACTGACAACATGGCTTACACACCTGATACACTGCAGTGCATCCTCAACCGGACCGGCGAAGTCGGCGTCAGCCTCTGGCTCTATGACACCACGGATGCCACCGGCGTCGTCGATGGCGCCGCCTACTTCACCAACGTGGGTCAAGGCGCTGCCAACCCGCGCGGCATGGAAGTCGGCGACATGATGCTGGTCCGCATCTGGACCACGGCCATCCCGACCGGCTCGACCACGGCCAAGAACGCGGCGACCATTGCTGACGCAGCCTGGCACATCGTAATTACGATGAGCGCGGCCGGCGCAGCCACTGTGGCAACCGAGACGGCCATCGTGGTGGCAGCGGGCTAAGGCCCGTAATCCACGCGTCAACACATGGGGGGCTAGGTTGCACGTCAACCTGGCCCCTTATGCTTTGGAGATATGCATATGACCGTCCGCATCCACCCCTCGCGCCTCGTCCTCGAACGGGCCGGCAAGTTCCGCAACGTCTACCACGCGCGCGTCGAGGCGGGCCACACGCCGGCCGAGGTCATGGATCCCGACTATTTCGGGCAGGCGATGAAGCAGTCGCACAATGCGTCGCAGGCTGTACTGACGCCGGGCGACATCATTGAGGTCGAGGCTGAGGACTTCAGCTGGGACTGCATCCTGCGGGTCCACGCCCAGTCGCCATCGACCCAGCAGCTGATCACGCGCCTACGCGGCGAGATCAACTACTACGACACGGCAGACTTCCCGAAGGGCTGGACAGCCGAGTGGCTGGGCGGCGCCGAGCACTACGCGATCTACTTCGACGGCGTCCTGAAGGACCAGGGCATCACCTCGAAGGACGGCTGCCTCGCCCGGATCAATGGCATGATCGCGCAGGACATGCAGGCTGCAGGCGCGCGGGCCGCCAACTCCAGGGCGTCGGCTGCCAACAAGGCGCCGGTCAAGAAAGCCGAGGCGGCCTAACAGATGCCCACGCAGGCGACGGTCATCAAGAACGCCCTTCGCCTCGCGGGCGAGCCCTCGAATGTCGGCATCGACAGCGACAAGAAGATTGTCCGCGAGATGCTGGGGGCGTATGACGACGTGGTCAGGTCGGCGTTCGAGGGCGCAGGCTGGAACGCTTTCAAGTCGCTGGTGCAGCTCACGCAGACCACGCCTGCCGTGCCGGGATGGGACTACACGTTCAACGTGCCTGCCACGTTCGCCCGCGTGATCCACGTCTCGAACATCACGCGCGAAGACCTGCCTGCGATCGAGTACGGGTTCCAGGCTGGCAGGATCCTGACGAACTACGAGACGACCTACCTCTGGTTCGTGGACCGCACCTACGAGACGCAGGTCGGCGGCTGGCCCCAGACTTTCGCCAACATGATCAGCGCCATGATCGCCAACGAGGTCTACCCCGTGAACGACGAGGCTGACGCCACCCGCCAGAGGATCGGCACCGAGCTGGTGGAGCGCATGAACCTGGCAAAGTCCTACGACGCCTCGACCGACCCCACGATGAGGGAGCCCGTCGGCGCCTATGTGACCGCGCGCCGGAGCCACCTCTTCAGCCGGCGAGGATGATGTGGCCAAATCCAAGTCTGAAGTGGTCGCGTTTAATGCGGGCGAGCTTGGCAAGGAAGCCCTCGCGCGTGTTGACATCGAGAACTATCCCCGCGGCTCCGAGATCATGGAGAACATCCTCCCGCTGAGGCAGGGCGGGATGACGAAAATGCCTGGCACGGTCCACGTAGGATCCACGCCAAGCAACGGTGTGGCGCTGCTGAGGCCCTTCATCTTCTCCGAGACCCAGCGTTTCGCGATGGAGTTCTCGCAGAACCGGATCAGGCTGATCTTCGAGGGCGCCTACGTCACTGTGGCGGGCGCTGCGGCGACGATCGGTACGTGGACGGACGTGAGCGCGGCCACAAGCTCGGGCGGTGATCCGCCTCCCGATGGCGGCACGGCAGGGCCTCCGGGCGATGGCACCGGCGGCGGTGTGGACCCTGGTTATGACTTCGGGTTCGACTTTGACTACACGCAGTTCAGGATGCTTGTGCCATGACCGCCACGGCGACCACTGCCGGCTCGACCACGACATTCGTCGGCGAGGCAGGCGAGACGGCTGCCGCGGAATCGGTCATCACGACGTCCGCGCCGTCAACGGCTGTGTCCTTCAGCTTCGAGGTCGAGCGCTCGCCGCTCACGCTCAAGGTCGGCACGGCGTCGGACGGTGTTGACATCATCCAGCCCTCAGTATTCGCGCCGGGCTTCCATGTCGTCACGTTCACGCCCGGCGTGTCGCCCTATTATGTGCGCTTCCAGCTGACGGGTGTCGGCGTGGCGCTGCTGAAAAATTTTACACGCCTCGCGCCCGGCACTCTTGAGATTACGTCGCCCTACCTTGCCGCCAACGTGAGCACCCTGCGCTGGGCGCAGAGCCTCAACACGGTATGGTTTGCAGGCGGCGACGACGAGATGCACGTCTTCGAGCGGCGCGGCCAGAATTCCTGGTCGATGCGCCCGTTCCTGCAGGTCAACGGCCCTTTCACGTTCCTGAACGGCAGCGACATCACCCTGACGCCCAACGCCCGGACGGGCACGGCGACGATCACGTCCAGCCGCGCGCTGTTTGCGACCTACGACGCTGGCTCGCTGATCAAGATCCTGCATCCGGGTCAGTTCGAGACCAAGGACCTGAATGTCGTCGATGAGGTGACAGACCCGATCGAGGTCAGCGGGATCGCGGTGTCACGGATATTCCAGTACCAGGTCAGCGGTACCTTCGTCGGCACGGTCGTGCTGGAGCGCTCGATCGGCAACACGGTCAACTATATCGCCGTGCTGTCCACATCGTCAGCGACCAGCGGTTTCTTCGACGACGACCTCGACAACCAGGTCGCCTACTACCGATGGCGGATGACCGCCTTCACGTCGGGCGCTGCGGTCTCGTCTCTGACCTACGCCGGCGGCGTGACCGAGGGCATAGCGCGGATCGTGACCGTGACGGCGGACAACACCGTGACGGCGGACGTGATCGAGCCCTTCGGCACCACGACCAGCTCGTCCCTGTGGGCGTTTGGCGAGTGGTCCGGCAGGTTTGGCCACCCGGACGCAGTGGCGCTGTTTGACGGGCGCCTGTGGGCTCTGAGAGGCAATGCATACTGGGGCTCGGCTTCGGATAACTTCGGTTCGTTCGCGACGGGGCCGCTCGCTTCGGATGCGATCGGGCGCACGTTCGGCGGCAACATGGCGTCGGCCCGCTGGGCCGTGGGCGCAGGGCGCCTGCTGGTCGGGCTGAGCGGCTTCGAGAGCGAGATCGGCTCGAACAGCTTCGACGAGGTGCTGAAGCCGGAGAACGGGCGCGCGCGCAACAAGAGCACCAAGGGCTCCGCAGACACGCACGCCGTCCATCTCGATGACGCGGCGCTG